TGTTAGAATCTCTTTTCTTTTTTAAATCTTTAAGTTCTTCTTGATTTAATTTTTTAGGATCTTTATTATCAAATCCACCTGTTAATGCTAATTGTTCTTCGTGCATCGTTCCATATTTAATAATTTCATCACAAAATCGTGGAGTTAATGCAGATTGAAAATACCAATAATGATTAGTTAAGTTCATATAATTTGACAATTAAATAATAATGCAATTCTAAATGAATCTTTTTTATTAGGTAACATATAATAATTTAAATCACTATTCCACATAACAAATTTTCCAGTTTTAATTGGAATAGTCCAAAATCTTCCTTTATCTCTATGATCTTCCCATTCAATTACAAGTTCATCATCTTCTGCATTTACAAAATACATAAATGTAAAATCTGGTGAATTATGAATATCATATGGATCTATATGATTTCTTTTTATAGTATTTTCTCCTTTACCATGAATTTGTGCAAAGATACTAATTGGAATTAATGTAAATCCATATTCTCCCCTTACATGATCTCTCATATAATCCATAACCCAAGTGATATGTTGATGCATACCTACTCTAATATCTTTATAACGATTATCATCTGCTGCTTTAAAATTAGCAAAATCAGATAATATAGAATTTTTTATTTTATTATTATCTACATGAGATATACTTGGTAACTCATCATGATAAATTGCAGTTTCAGATAATACTCTTTTGTGCATATCAAAAGATATATGCCTGAACTATTTTAAAGTCAAGTTTAAGATTTAAGTTCTACTTTATCCCAAGATTGAGTAGACTCATTCCAAGAATATGAGTCTTTTTTACCATCTGTTTCAGTACTTGGCATAGCTATTGGGGCTTCCCAACTAGCTGTAGATACATTTAAATTCCAACTTGAAAATGGTTTTTTAGATATAAAAATATCATTATCTTCATCATAAGTATAACCAATACCAGCATAGTTTCCTCTATATGCTTTTGATTGATCACCTTCTGATCCATCAGAATTATAATATTTTCCTACTTTTGTATTGTAAGATGTTTTTAACCAAAGTGGCCATCCAGTACTTCTTTCTAAAAACTGAATACCTACATTTTCATCTTCAACACCACTAGCATTAGTTGTATCAGCATTTGCTACAACTACTACTGCAATTACTTTTCCGTTAACTCCTAATTTTGCAAAATGTGCCATGATTGTCTCCTATTATATATTAAAAAATTTGTAAAGTAAATTTGTCATAAATTATTGATATTTGTATCTAATTAATACTATACCACTTCCTCCAGATCCACCAGGTTCATAAGGAGAAGAAAAATTAGATCCACCACCTCCTCCACCTCCACCTCTGTTTGCAGTACCATTTTGTGCAATAGCTCCAGCTGTACCATTATAACCACCATTTCCTCCTCCACCAGATCCTCCTGTACCTCCAGGTCCTGGACTTCCACTTCCGCCAAAAGATCCTCCTCCACCACCACCAGCATAAGTTACTGAACTTCCTGAAATTGATGTTGCTGTACCATTTCCGCCTGGGCCACCTCCTGGTATAGCATTAGATCCTGAACCAGTTGCTCCACCACCACCTCCACCATTATAACTTGGACCACCCCCTCCACCAGGATTGCCTTGAGGTGGACTTACTGGAGGTGTATTGCCTGAACTACCAGAACTAGGTCCTGTTCCACCTCCTCCTCCTGAACCACCATTTGTAGTATTTGGTCCACTAGGTGAACCACCAGCACCACCAGCACTTGTTATAGTTGAAAAAACTGAATTTGATCCTGAATTTGCAGGAGTACCTCCACCACCTACTGTAATTGGATAAGTTGTTACTGTAACTGGAAAACCTGTTATTGCTGGATTTGGATAAGACTGTCTAAAACCTCCTGCTCCACCTCCACCAGCGTGCCTACATCCACCTCCTCCACCTCCTGCTACAACTAAATAATCTACTGTTTTAGATCCAGAATTATTTCCTACTTGTGTTACTACGAAACATCCTGATGATGTAAATGTATGAATTTTACAATTTCCACAAGTTGTTATTGTTCCACCTGTTGCTATTATATAACTAGGTTGGTTTAAAGAAGTAGATGAACCATCATCTACTACAATCCAACCTCTTGTTGAATCTATATATATTAAGGTTATAGATTGTCCATTTGTATTTTGAATAGAATTATTAGTCGTTCCTTCTAATTTTAATCCATTTGCGTTTAATGTTAAATTATTTGTAGCCCAAGTTTGTGCATAATCTTTAAAAGCTAAAATATCTCCAGCTGTAGCTGAAGCTGGTAAAGTTACAGTAAAAGCAGCACTTGTTGTATTACAAATATAACCATTACCTGCAACTGCTGTGAATCCTGAAGTTCTAACTGTAGTAGACCAATTCACTGCTCCATTATAAGTTGCACCAAAACCAGATGATGTTGCACCTGATGCTAAAGATACTGTTGCTCCACTAAATCCAACTGTAATAGTCGTAGAATTTGTTTGAGCAACCATTGTACTACTATTTAAATTATTTACTCCAGTTGTTTTAAAAGTTGCTCCACATGGAATAATAATAGTGTTACCACTATTACCAACTGTAATTGTAGTACAAGTCTGTTTAGGACTAATTTGATTTACTTTTATTTCACTACCTGCCATATTTATATATTATTGATATTTATACCTTATTACAACTATTCCAGATCCACCAGCTCCTCCTGCTCCAGTATTAGCTCCAGTTGGATTTGTTCCACCGCCTCCACCACCACCTCCACCAGTATTAGTAGTTCCAGCAAAACCATTTGTATTAGCTCCACCATTTCTTCCACTTCCACCTCCACCTGATCCACCTGATCCTCCTGTGCCACTAGGTCCAGAAACACCACCTCCACCTCCACCTGAAAAATATCTTCCAGGAGCTGGTCCTGATGTTCCATAACTTGGAGATGTTGGTCCAAAGAATGTTGTTGCTATTGGAGAACCTTCTCCACCTACTGCTGGTCCTGGACTAAAAGGAGTTCCTGCTGTAGACGCTCCACCACCACCTCCTCCACGATAAGTACAACCACTAGAACCACCAGTTCCTCCTGAAGCTCCTTGTGATGGAGTTACTGGGGGTGAATTACCTGTTCCTGCTGTTACTGGAGATCTACTTGAACCTCCTCCTGATCCACCTGGTTGTCCTGGTGCTAAAGGAGCGGGTTGACACTCATTACCTCCTCTACCTCCGCCTGTAGAAGTTATTGTACTAAATATTGAATTATTTCCATTTGAAGCCGAAAACCATCCTGGATAAGCTCCAGAATTTCCGCCAGCTCCTACAGTTATTGGATATGTTGTAGCTGTTACTGGTAAACCTGCAGTTGTAGGACTTGGATAGTTTTGTCTGAAACCTCCTGCTCCACCTCCTCCTGATCCAAAAGATCCTGTTCCGCCTCCACCAGCTACTACTAAATATTCTACTGAATTAGATCCTGCGGGTGATCCAGCACAAGATACTACAAAACATCCTGAAGATGTAAATATATGCGTTTTGTAATTTCCACAAGTTATAACTGTTCCACCAGTTGCTGTTACAAAAACATTTCCTGAAACAAAAGTTGCATTTCCTACATTAACCCAACCTTGTGTTGAATCAACATAAACAAAAGTTACTGATTGACCTTTTGTATTTAAAGTTGCTGGTGCTGAAGCAACACCTCCAATTTTTTGAGTTCCATTTGCATTAACTGTAACATTATAAGTAGCCCAAGTTCCTGCATAATCTGCTAAAGCAACTATTAATCCTGCTGTTGCTGATGGTAAATTTACTGTAACTCCAGCACTTGTTGTATTAATAAAATAACCAGTACCTGAAACTGCTGTTACTGTAGTAGTTTTAGGTGTTGTATCCCAATTAACTGCTCCATTATAAGTAAATCCAGATCCAGCAGAAGCACCTGATGCTAAAGCAACTGTTTGTCCAGATGCTCCAATAGTAATAGTTGTAGTATTGGCTTGAGTAATTAAATTACTCGTGTTTGAATTCGTTAATGTATCTGTTCTTATAATTCCAGCCATATTAATATATTACTGATATTTGTATCTTATTACAACTATACCTGAACCACCAGCTCCACCAGAATATCCTGGAGCACAACCTGCTCCACCTCCACCACCACCTGTGTTAGTAGTTCCTGCTGAAGCATTTCCAGGACTAGATTTTCCAGCAGCTCCACCTCCAGATCCTCCAGTTCCATTTCCTCCACCACCTGCTCCACCTCCACCACCTGCAAAATATCTTGTATCAGCTACTGGACCTGGTGTTCCATAACTTGGAGCTGTTGGACCAAATAAAGGATTTGCCCAATAAGAACCGTTTCCACCATTACTTCCAATTTGACCACTAGCATTTGAACCAGCAGCAGAAGCCCCGCCTCCTCCTGCAGCTCCGCTTCCATTTCCTGAAGATCCAGAACCTGTACCACCATTATTTCCTTGAGGTGGACTTACTGGAGGTGTATTACCTGTTCCACCAGGATTTCCTGATCCACCAGCCCAACCTGTTCCACCACCACCTGATCCACCAGGTAATCCAGCATTTTGTGGAGCAATGCTTCCATTACCTCCTCCTCCACCACCACCAGCAGATGTGATTGTACTAAAAATTGAATTTGAGCCTGTACCACCTTGTGCTGTTGGTTGAGAACTTCCTGATCCAGGATTTCCACCACCACCAACTGTTATTGGATATGTAGCTACTGAAACTGGTAATCCTGTTATTGCTGGACTTGGATAGTTTTGTCTAAAACCTCCTGCTCCACCACCTCCACCGTTTTCAAAATTACCAGCAATTACTTTACCACCACCTCCACCACCGCCTGCTACTACTAAATATTCTACTGAATTAGAACCTTGTGCATTTCCAGCACAAGATACTACAAAACATCCAGAACTATTAAATGTATGTATTTTATAATTTCCACAAGTTGTTACTGTTCCACCTGTTGCTGCTACATATGCAGCTTGATTTAATTCTGAATATTGTGCTGAATCAACAATAACCCATCCTTTTGTTGAATCTACATACACTAAAGTTATTGATTGACCTTGTGTTGATTGAGCAGAGTTTGTTGCTTGTCCTTCAATATTAGATCCATTTCTTCCAATTGTTAAATTATTTGTATTCCAAGTTTTTGCATAATCTTTAAATGCAACTATATCTCCAGTTGATGGGGTTGCTGGAAGTGTTACTGTAAAAGCAGCACTTGTTGTATTACAAAAATAACCATTTCCACTTACTGCTGTGAATCCAGTTGTTTTTATTGTTGAAGACCAATTAACTGCTCCAGTTCTTCCAAACCCAGTAGCCGTGGCCCCTGTTGCTAATGTAACTGTATCTCCAGATTGGCCAACGGTTAATACTCCACCTGTTTGAGAAGATATTTGATTTACTTGTACTATAGGCATTTTATATTATTACCAAAGTTCCTGTTATAGTTAAAGTCCCTGTCACAGTAACAGGTCCTGCTAAAACTCCTGATTCCATTGTTTGTACGTTTGT